CAGCAGAGCAATACGTCGCTCGGCACGCTCGGCTTCTCGGCGCTGGAATATATCGGCGGCGGAAAGCGCGCGGAGATCGTGCTCGACGGCGGCATCGGATCCAACATGCCGGCCAATACAACCTTCGGTTTGAACACCGACACGCTCCGGCTCCGCTATCACCCCTCGCGCAACTTCGACAAGTTGTTCGATGGTGATGGTCAAATGCCTATTGACAAGGACGCGGTAGCCCAGTTCATCGGCTGGATGGGGGAACTCACGATGACCAACCCCATGTTCAACTGGCGGTTGTACGACAGTAACCCGGCGGCGTAGTCGCCGGCAGGTTGTATATGAAATCCTGCTGTCTAACAGCCTTGTCAGGGAGATAGGGCAGCAGGTGACGGGGCCGTCGATGTGTAGGTTACGCCTTCCTTCCACAGAAGGCGGCCCCCGACCATTCAACAAGGAAGGAAACACTGCATGCCACCCCGCGATCCCGACGACCTCTTGGTCGCCACGTTCAAGCACCACGCCATCCACAACGAGGCGCGCAGCCTCGTCGAGGGCCGCCCGATCTACGAGGACGTCGAGGTCTGCGAGATCCGCTCCGCTGGCTCCAAGGACATCAAGGTATTCCGCTCGACCGATTTCTGCCGCTGGGTCGACGACCCCTTCACCGGCAGCCAGCGCAAGGAGAGCTACGCCGAGCGTTTCCGGCACCAGTACCAGCAGTTCAAGCGCGAGGCGACGCAGACCAAGGTCGGCATGCCGCTCGATGTCGCGCCGTTTCTTAGCGACGCCCGCAAGGCCGAGCTGCGCGCGCTCAACGTCTACACCGTCGAGCAGTTAGCTGCGATCGACGGGGCCGAGCTGAAGAACCTCGGCCCCGGCGGCCGCGAAATGAAGAACAAGGCCGAGGAGTACATCGCCGAGGGCCGCGCGTCAGCGCCGAACAAGCAGCTGGTGGCGGAGCTGGAGCAGCTGCGCGCCCGCAATGTCATTCTTGAGGAGGACGCTGAGCGCAAGCGCGAGATGGCGCCGACTGCCGGCGACCTCGAGTTCGAACGGATGGACCTGCCGCAACTGCGACAGTACATCGCGACGCACTCGGGGCAGATGCCGATCGGCGCCGAGAACATGAACCGCAAGACGCTGGTGCGGATGGCGGAGAGCGTGCGGCCTGAGAAGGTAGCCTGACATGACGCTGTTGTCGGTGATCAAGGATGTCTGCGCGACTGTCGGCGTTCTGGTGCCGCAGTCGGTGTTCTCCAACATCGCCGGCAACCGCACCATGCAGGAGATGGTGTCGCTCGCCAATGAAATGGCGCAGCGCATCGCTTACGACAACCGCGACTGGCAGACGCTGCGCGCATCTACCGAAATTGTTGGCGACGGTGTCGCCAACAATTTCGCGCTGCCGCAGAACTTCAAGCGGCTGATGCTGACCTCCAACATGTGGCGGGGCACCGCGACCACCGAGCCGATGATCTTCATCGCCGACCACGATGAGTGGATCCGCCGCAACCGCGGCGGCGGCGCCGCGTGGAATACCGGCATCGGCGGCGGCAGCTGGACCTTCTCCGGCGGCCGGCTCTACGTGATGCCGGTGCTCGCACTCGCCGAGCCGGTCGGCTTCCAGTACGTCGACAAGAACTGCGTGGCGCTGTCGTCCGGCGGCTACGGCGACAGCTTCCTCACCGACCTCGACAGCTTCCGGCTCGACGAGCGGCTCTTGAAGCTCGCAATGATCTACCAGTGGAAGGCCAACAAAGGCTCGGCCTACGCCGAGGATATGTCGACCTTCGGCGACGCGCTGGCAGTGGCGATGGGCCATGACCAGCCGGCGCCGATCCTGATCGGGCGGCGCCCGATCTCGGATAGCAGCAAGGTCGCGATGCCGACGCAGACGCTATACTTTCCCGGTGCCACGCCATGAGCCAGCATCAGGCCTTCAAGCGGATGGCCGTGCCGGCGCAGGTGGCGCAGAAGCTCGACACCATCACCATCCCGGCGCCGACGCGCGGCATCATTGAGAACGAGAATTTCGCCTACATGCAGCCCGGCGGGGCCATCCAGTGCGACAACTGGAAGCCGACCATGCGCGGCGTCAGTCTACGCGGCGGCTGCATCGAGTGGTGCCAGCTGCCGGAGACGACGCCGATCATATCCGGCTTCGAGTATGTCAGCGGCACCAAGCACGAGATGTTCGTAGCCAACGCCACCAAGGTCTACAACGTCACCACGTCAACGCCGGTGGAGATCGCCTCCGGCCGCACCAGCGGCAACTACGCCGCATCGCAGCTGGCGAACGCCGGCGGCGACTGGCTGATCGCGGTCAACGACGCCGGCAATACGCCGCTGCGCTACAACGGCACCACGTGGACTGTCGTCTCCGACATCACCGGGATCCCGGCCAGCGGCTTGTCCTACGTCTGCAAGTACCGCAATCGCTGGTTCTTCATCGAGCTGAACTCGATGAACGCTTGGTACTTGCCGCTCAACGCCATCTCCGGCGCGCTGGCGATGATCCCGCTGTCGGGCGCCGCGACCAAGGGCGGCCGGCTGTTGTTCTGCGCGACATGGTCGATCGACGCCGGCGACGGCATCGACGACAAGCTGGTGTTCTGCACCGACCTAGGCGAGCTGCTGATCTTCACCGGCGGCGACCCATCGTCAGCCGCCAACTGGCGGCAGGAGGGCCGCTACGAGATGTCGCCGCCGCTCGGAATGAACGCGCATCTGGCGGTCGGCGGCGATCTCTTGGTCGCCACCGTCGACGGTATCCTGCCGACCTCAGGCGCCATCACCAAGGCCCGCGCCGAGCTGGAGCTGGCCGCCGTCACCCGTACCATCAAGCCGACGTGGCGGGCCGAGGTGCTCGACAAGCGCGAGCATCATTGGACGATGTGTAAATGGGATGAGTATGGCGGGATCTTCGTGGCGCTGCCGGGCGGCGCCCCCGGCAAGTACCGCTGTCTCGTGGTCAACGCCGCCACCGGGGCGTGGACCCGATACACCGGCTGGGACGCGATGTGCTTCCTGCGCATGGGCGGCGATATGTTCTTCGGCACCCAGACCGGCCGCGTCATGCAGGCTGACCGCACCGGCTACGATGACGGTATGCCCTACATCGCCACGCTGGTCGGCGGCTGGGAAATGTTTCAATCGCCGTCGCAGACGACAACGTGGCGGCAGTCGCGCGTGTCGTTCTCAGCGCGCGCCGGCGAGCCGTTCGTGCCGCAGATCTCGGCCACTGTCGACTACATCATCGCGCTGCCGCCGCCGCCCTCCGCGGGGCCGGACCCCGGCCTGCTCGATCTCTGGGATCAGGGCCTGTGGGACGCATCGGTGTGGGACGCCGGCACGCCGCCGGCGCCGGTGGTGCGCAACACCGGCTGGGTGTCGATCGGCCTGACCGGTTACAGCCACGCGCCGGTGGTGCAGGTCACGGTGGCGCAGCAGGCCAAGCCTGAAGTGGATCTGATCAGTATCGCCGCAACATTCGAACGCGCAGGCGTCAACGTCTAAGGAGAGAACGATGTCATTTATGGACGTGATGTACGGCCCGCTCGGTCAGGTGAACAACCAGTTTCAGGCCAACCTCGGCCAGAACGCCGCCGCGATGGGAAACCAACAGAACTTCTACAGCGACCTGTCGAACGCTGGCGCCTACAATCAGGGCGTAACCAATAACCTGTACGGAGGCGGCCAGAACGCCGGCTTCGGCGCGCAGACCGATTACTACACCAAGCTGGGCGCGGCCTACGGCGCGGCGTCAACCAACACGCCCTATGCTGGCGCGCCGAGCGGCGGCTACCCGGCCGGCGCGGTTGAGTATGGCGGCGGAATGCCGGGCCTGTCGTATGACCCGAGCGGCAGCGACGCTGGCACCGCTGGCTGGGGCAGCGCGCCGATGGGCGCATATGGGCTAAGCCCCGCGGAGATAGCGTACTACCAGCAGCAGGGCGGCTATGGCGGAGGCGGTATCGGCAGCGACACGCGCTACGACCCCGCCCCCAATTTTAACGACCGTTTCGGCGGCGGCTATGGGGCGCCGGACTACACCCCGTCGTACCAACTGCCGAGTGCGATTACGGCTGGCATGAACCCGTCGGGCGCACCACCGGCAATGAGCACCAGTTTTGAAAGCCGGTGGGGCGCGCTGCCCGGTGGCGGCTTGGGGTGGGAAACTTACACCGCGCCGCAGGCGCCGTCATTTCCGTCTCAGGGCATGTACGGCCTCTCACCCGCCGAAATTGCGTACTACCAGCGGAACGGCGGCATGGACAGCTTCGCCGGCAGCGCGCAGCGTGTGCCGACGCCAGAGCCACGGCCCGCCAGTGCGCC